TTCTGATTTATATGCGTGCATAAATTGCTCACGTCTTCCTTCAGGTATCCAACTACAATGTATCCACCCCGAGTTAGGTTCGCCAGGCGTGTAGAACTCAAGGATCAATTGATCTGTCTCTAAGTTCTTTTTAATCCAATCTGCAACTTCTGCATTATCTACACCTACACATTCAAAATCTGCGGCCTCAGCTTTAGCATGCTGTGAGTTTACTGAACTACCGATAGCTAAACACAGCTCTTCACTACGAAATCCACTAGTTACTTTGACTCTGCCGAAGTGGTCTCGAACAGGTTGCAAAATATTTTCACAAAGTAATTTTAATTTTTCTATCTGTCCTGCATTAGGATTGTTATTGATTCCTTTTCTAACAGCAGTATCCGATTTGATAAGCTCTAACAAAGTAAAGTTTCGAGAAAGGTTCATTTTGATTCTAATATTTTATTAATACTTATACTACCATCAATATTTTTTTCAAGTTCCGCTTTTACTTCGCCACACATAAATTGTTTATTATTCATCTCCATGTTTCGTGTAGCTTCTCTTTTCATTTTTAAACATGTAGACATATTATCTTGAATTCTATGTTCAATCAATTCTCCGTTTATAAATAAACACAGCGCAATTACTAATTTTACCATTAATGTGCTCCGTTACCATTTGCAAATTTAATATCTCGTGTTGCATCCTTTAATTTTTCTATATCTTTTTTTAGTTTTTCTATTTCTTTTTCATGATTATCTAACATCACACCTGTGTGTAAATTTTCTTCTAATTGTTGTTGCATCTTTTCAATCTGTGTTGCCTGCCATTCTAAAATCATAAATTGTTCCTGGTCGATTGGTTTTTGAACAGATGCCTCTAGTAAATCTTTTTCAAACAATTGGTTTTTAGTTTCCAGTTGGTTGAGCCTCTCAATTACACCGAAAGCAAACCATGCTCCTACACAAACTGCTCCGATAATCATTAAAAGATTACGTAACGGTAAACCGATTTCAGTGTTTTCAGATAATCTTTTTATTGACATGATAAACACTCATCAGAACCAGAGTCTAGTTCTGCTAACGCTTCTTCTTTACATTCTTGACCACAAAACATATCTAGTTCGTCTTTTGGTTCAAATTCTTTTTCACATTGTTTACATTGTTTTCTCATTAGATACCTGCCCACCAGTTAATAAATTTTTTCCACCAAGATTTCTTAACTTCCAATACTTTCCAACAGCAATCACAAAATTTGCATTGTGCTTGACCTCTGTGTCTATGACCACAATCTTTACATATGTTAATCATTTTTTATCCTCCAAATTATAAAACATTTTATCAGAATCTTCAGTTACCCAATCTCCACCTTCAACATCCCAGACTGTATTTTGTACTTTATAATCTGGCCATTCAGTATCAGTTGTATAACTATTAACGTGCCAAATGATTCTGTTATTTGGCTGTGCAGCATAGTTGCCGTTTTCAAGTGCCATTATATGTGCGCACTTATGTTCTTGCGGAATCTCAGAATGTTCCGTGTTAAGTATATTAGTCTCTGGATGTGCCCAGTCAACCGTAAATAAATATTGACCTTTGTAGAATTTTTTATCTTTACCTAGATATTTACCATCTATACCAGCCAACCAATCAAAGCAATGCACGCTAGGCCAATAACTAAAACAGTTCCACAGTTGTAACTCGTTCGACTGCATATCCGGCACATCGGCTCTATCATACGATTTTTGGAAAAACGCTGAGATAGGCAAACGCCAAAAGCACGCACCATTGGGTAACATGATATTAAATAAGAGCGCGCGACCTGAAATAGAGACAAGACCAAAGATAACGCAGTCACTATACTCTCCTTGATGTTCTTTAAAATCATAAAGATACTCCTTCCTTACTTTGCAATAGATCGGTGGTATGTTTGCATTTAGATAAGCCATAGTTCCTCATATTATTTAATTTCGCCCCAGTTAGGACCTGATTCGTAATCAACTTTATTAGGAACTTTTAGATCTACTGCTTGTTCCATTATTTGTTTTATTTTATCAGCTTGTGATTTTGATTCAATAGAAAAATCTAATTCATCATGTATTTGTATATGTGCTAATAAACCTTCTTTATATAAATCCACCATAGCTTTTTTAGTCATATCTGCAGCACTACCTTGAATAAGTTTATTTAACGCTTTGTAAGTAAATGCTCTACGTACAGGATTTTTATGCCAATAATTTTTCTTTGGTTTACCCTCTGCATCTTTAATAACATTACCATCATCATCTAATTCATATGGTCCCATTTTTTGTAATTCTAATATTGTATTATGATCTTGTGCAGGCACAAATGTACCCCAATCACTTCCTCTGAGTATTGGTTCGTACTTAGGAAATCTACAACGTCTACCAAGTAATGTTTTTATTCTACCATTGTCTTGCGCTGCTTCCATTACACCAGTCATTAATTCTTTTACAAAAGGTACTTGACTATGATACTGATCAAATAATTCATCTGCTTTTTCTTTTGATACACCTAATTCATTTTGTAATTTAGCTTTACCCATTCCATAAAATAAACCTAAGTTAATTGTTTTAGCTTCTTTCCTATCTATTTTAGCCATGTCCGCAACAATTTGATGAAAATCTGTTGATGGATCATTCTCATATGAATCTGCAATTATCTGTGCTGTATCATAACCAAATCTTAAAGCGTAGTGTGCAACCAGTCTTGGTTCCTGTTGCGAGTAATCAAATGTACCCCATGTACAACCTTCTTCAGGTATAAATAAACTTCTTATTAAAGGTCCTGTATCCGGATCCCTGGCAGGTATTTGCTGTAGGTTTGGATTCGAATAACTAAATCGCCCAGTAACCGTTCCTCCGTCATCAGATCGTATTTGATTTATATCTGCATGAATTCTACCATTGTGTTCATGTTTTAAAATAGTATCAATAAACGTTGTACTGACCTTGTTTATTTTTCTAGCTTCTGCTATCATACGAACTACAGGATGATTATGTTTAGAAATAAAATTTTTAGTAAATGATGGCGCACCAGTTTTTTCAGTTACTTCGTAAGGTAAATTTAATTTTTGAAAAACTTTTTCAATTGATCTTGCAGCCCATATTTGAGTATCTACTCCTGATTCTATTTTTATTTGTTGTAACAGGTTTTGTTCTTTTACTGCCAGTGCTGTTTTTAATTGATTGGCTTTGGACACGTCTACCCGCACCCCTAGGAAGCGCATATCGACTAAGCAAGGAAACAGATCAGTTTCAAGATTAAATATATTTTGTAAATCTTCTTCTATAATTATTTTTTTAAATAAATTCCAAAGTTCTAAAGTTAATGCAGCATCTTCTTCTGCATATGCACCTACTTCACTTGCAGGCATTTTCCACATATCTGCTTTAGGATCTAGTCCACGTTCTTTTGCTGCGTCAGTAAGTAATTTTTCATTCTTACCTTTATTTAAATATACCCATGATAAAGAATTTAATGTAAATGAAAATCTATTCTCATCAATTAATGATGCTGCAACCATAGTATCTATAATTAAACCATTGATTTTTATACCTAAATTACGTATCCAACATACGTCGTACATTGCATTATGAAATATTTTTGTAGCAGGTGATTCACAAATATCTTTAAACCATCTTAATACTCTATCTCTGTCCATGTTTGGACCTGTACCATGTGCTATTGGAAAATAATTTTTATAACCATCTACAGCAACAGCTATACCTACAACTTCACCATTACCAATAATAGAACCTGATCCTTTTGTTTTTAAGTCTGGATCTCTTGTCTCTAAGTCAATTGCTATTTCTTCTGCTTTTCTTAAATCAGGAAATTCTGTAGGTGCTACCCATTCTGTAGTTGGCATTAACATTATTTTTTCCTCTTCATATCTTTCATCTTTTTAATTTCTAATTCACAATAATGAATTATTTTTTCTAAATCTTGTATGCCATTTTTATTCATATAACGGCATACATATTTAATAACATTTCCTTGAAAAAAAGAAAGGTCATTTTTAGAAATGAATTCATAGGGTTGAATGTGAAAATCTTTATAGTGATTCCCGCCTATTTGTTTATCTTGTGGAAATAATTTTTCCATGTCATCTTTATGTGTCATATTTTTCTCCTGTATTTATGTTGGCAGTTGTTGGTTTAACGATTTTATATCCAATGATAGGGAGTCCGAGAGAATCGAACCAACTTCGTCCGTTAGAACCTGATGCTGCCAATCACCAGTAAAGGGCATCTCGCTCCCAATCGGTTTACATACATTTGTATATAAATTCTTATAAATGTTTGTATTCATTTCTTTTTAGTCTTGCTTTCAATTTATATAAATTATTTCTTGTACGTGTTGATCCAACATACCAAACTCTATGTTCTTCATCGTGTTTATCTTGACTCTTCTTAATTGCTTTTTTAATTTTATCTCCCATATCCAAACAAAGAATTATATT